TTTTTGCTGTCTGCTAAATATTTAATATCACTTTCAAAGTCTTTGATGCGCTGCCTAGAGTGTTTATTAATACTAGACCTGCTCCGAGCAATAAACATACAGGAAACACCTGCAGATATACACGCAACCAGGATAATTGCTGATGATAATAGCTCTTCCATGTCATGATTTTAAAGAAATTGCTTAGTTGTAAGTGTTATTATGGTCAAAAAAGGTATATGATAGGTAACAAAAGCTGACGAAAACCCCTATAACAATTACTCCCATGTCCTAAGTGAGCGAGCGAAGCGAGCGAGCAGTGTCCAGCAGTACGGTATTAGTAGGCAGGGCGTTGGGCTGCACCTCATTCAAGGGTCCTAGCAATATCTATATGGTCGAAAATTTTCAATATATATATTTAAATCATAGTAGGACTTAGACAGAATATGAGTTATTTAGACCGAGACTTTGTAACAAAAGAAGAACGTGAGCGCAGACGCAAAGCAGGTGTAGGAGAGATTAAGAGTGCAGTGACCATAACAATGCCTACAACTTACTGGAGTGTTCTGGACCAACTAAAGACCCAACTCCACAAAAAAACTGCCAGTGAAACTATGATGTATTGTATTTTAGAAATAGCAACTGAGAAGGGGATTGAATCTTGAGCAGTATAACAATTAAAGAAGGTTCGAAAAGTGAAAATGATAAAATCTTTTCCTTTAACGGAAAACAATTTAAAAATATAGAATTACTTGATTTAATTTTAAAAATTTGTATCAACGAAGATAATAACTATCCTGACGGATTAGGCGGTCAATATTTTATTAATTGCATACAAGAAATTTATAATAAAAAAGAGATAACTGATAAAATAAAAGAGAAATACAAATTATGACAACTGAATTTATAGAGATTATAGCTCGCAAAAAATGCGCAGTCTGTAAACAATATATGCCTAAAGAGATACTGACCCCAAAATGTCGTAAATGTTATGAAGACTGCCAGGTAACAGTTTCTACAACTGATTTGATAACTCTTCTTCCTAAGTGGTATTGTCACCCATCCCTAAAACCGTGAGTATGGCATCGGTATAGGTATTGCCCGAGAGTTCTTGGCATCCACAATAATACATAAGATTTGGCGAAGTTAGGCCTGAATTCCAAGCCTGCGCCATGTTTCCTAAACAATAAGTAACATTGTAAGAATCGCCAGCACTACCTCTTTGGGTAATTGAATAGTTGCCACTACCACCGTAATTTTTTACGGATGCGCATTGTACCGTCATTTCTAAACCAATGTTTCTATCATCAGCAATTGAACCACCGAAAGTTAAATCGTAACTTGATTGGTTGGCAGTTTTGTTTAATGTGTTTGAATTATAGAACCCTGCCACGCCTTGTATGGTTGCATTTTCTGCGTTTCCGTCTGGATTATAAAATCGCATATCTAACGCTGCAGTACCAGTATCTACATAAGCGGTCCAAAAATATTTTAAAACCCTATAAGTCCCCCATGAAGTTTGAGCACCTGTATCACATGAATTTGCAGCAGCCGTGTCTCGTGCATCGTATAATACTTCCCAAGTTCCCGAAGCTCCTGCAGCCCATGAAGGTGAGGATGAAGCAGCAGCCGCAGTTAGTGTTTCCCCAGCAGGCGCACCTGGATAAGCCAAGCGTTGTAGTGCGCTTCCATCACTGTAAATAACATCCCCTGCGGAAAGCGTAGCTTCTGTAACGTTATTCATGTTTAATGGTGAACCGTCTTGTACGGCGCTAGAATGTTTATGTGGCTTTAATACGTTAGACCCTCCGCCTGAAAATCCCATTTTAACCCCTTGCTAAATTAAAGCGCGCTTGTTCTGTTGAAAGATACATTGGGGTGACCTGTGCCAAAATATCGGTGGACCCTGCTGCACCTGGCGTTACCTGAACACTGACAATGTTTTGCCCGTTTATGTTTTGGTCCGCACCTGCGCTTAATGTAATTGCAGGCTGTCGGTTTATTGAAAAGGTGCATGTGTTGGCTGCATCTTGGTTTTTAATGGCCACTGATATGGCTATTGCTCTAAATTCTGTAGGATAGTGAATTGTTGTTGCTGCTGCACCACCAGCGATTGAACTGGCCACAAAAGTAGACTCTGCTGTTGTATCATTCGGTTTTACTTTTACTTCAAAACCAAGAATCATTTGTGGCATTTTGCCACCTAGAAACTGTCAGCGTATTTTATGACAAATTGATATTGTGCGATACCGCCCCCTGTAACCACTTGACCTGATTGATAAGATAATTGTTTTCCTCCAGCGGACCCACCAACTGTTACGGGTATAGGACCAAATACTACCCTACCTGCACTGGCTGCGGAACTGGCTACCGAGAAGTTGGTAACCCCTGATTGTATACCGTTTACTAAAATATTATTTTCATATGCTGCTGCACCTGGTGGGTCTGGATTGTTTACACAATCTAAAATTGTATTTGATTTGTTTAACTGCTGAATAGTAAGTCCTGTCACGTTATCGGTTGAAGGTGTAAATACGTTAAGTGCTGCGCCTGTTGTCGTATAGGCTCGCATTATTGGAACGGCCATTATAGTGTTGTCTCCTGTAAACCGCCCATTGAACTAGCGCCTGTAAAGGTCCTGGCACTTCCTGCTATCATTTCGGTAGCTACTGCGCCCGCTGCTGCTGGCAAACCACCAACGAGAAAACCTGCGCCTGCTGTAATTGCTTTACCCATTACGCCTGTTGCGAGATTAGGTGCTATCATACCCAATGCTACAGTTCCTAAGGCTGCAATTCCTGCGCCTGCTAAAACCTTGTTTAATGTTTTACCTGTCTTTAATTTGAATGCCATTCTCAGTTCTTAGAATAGAGAATGACTTAATAAGTATTCTTATCTTCAAAATCTATGGTTATAGGTAAGATAACGTCTTATTTGGCTTTAGGACTCGTTGGCGCTTTTCTTCTCAATACCTTAATCAGACCCTCATCGGCTCTTGGAACAGCGGGAGCTCTCCAAGAGACTGGAAAAGGGATAGCCTCAATAGGCGCGGGAATTGGTGATTCACTACGGTCCATAGGACAGGGAAGCGCAAAAATGCTGGACCCTCTTTCTCGTTAAAAGATTTAGTTTATTATACTTCAGATGTTGCAGGGTCAGCAAATGCAGGGGCTGTCGCACAAGAACAGGGCGAAACTAATTATGGAGTTTTAAAACCATCATCATCTACTATTACCTGGAGCTCAGGAACTACTGCAAGTGTGCCAAGTCTAAGCCCTGCAGCAAAGTCCTATTATAGTAAGTTGGGGGTTAGCGTTACTTGAAGAAGGGTTCACCAGCAGCGAAGAAATGGGGCGCAAAAATGAAGCGCTTAAGAAATGCTAAAGGTGCTAAAAAAACTAAAAAGAAAAATGGTAAAAGAAAAACGAAAAAACGCTCCACCAGAAAAGGTGGTATTAGAAAAACTCGCAAAGCTGGCAGGCGTGCTTATGAAGGTCTTAAGAATAGGCGTAAAAAGACTTCAGACAGTGCTTGGGCGTTCTAAGAAAGAATCTTAACTCTTCTTTTTAATTCAAGGATATAGTAGAATTCCTTCCAGAATTTCTGGCATTGTTGATTATATTTTGTTAAAGCCTTTCTTCGTTTTTGTTCCCAAGTTCTTTTATTCATATCCAAATGTATTTCTCACCTTTGCACTTTGGGCAATCTTCAGTAGTATTGTAAATAGGGTCCAGTTTGTTTGACCCACTTTGTAGGTCTACGGTTCTAACTATCCCATGCGGATGGCCATCTATAGTATCAGCGCACATGTCACAAGGTTGCAGTTGCTTCAGCTTTACTTCCAGGCTCGGTCGGTTTATTATTGGCTGATTTAATTTTTTCATAGACCCGTTCTATTATTGCAGGGTCTTTCTTAACTGCTTCTTCAACCTGCGGAATAAGGAAAGATGCAGCCTTTCTGTACTTACCTGGTATTAATTGCATTAGAACCTCCCCTAATCCAGAGTTCTTCATGTCTGTATCGGTAACTGTAGGACCATCTTTGGCTTTACTTACTACGTTTTTTAATCTCATAATTTCTTTTCTATAGTCTGCAGCTTCTTCTTTTTTGCTGTCTGCTAAATATTTAATATCACTTTCAAAGTCTTTGATGCGCTGCCTAGAGTGTTTATTAATACTAGACCTGCTCCGAGCA